ATAGCCCCAGGATGAGAAAAGCCACACTGAGCGCACTTCAACGAAGCCTTGTACTCGTTCCACAAATCTCGGTTGCGCTTGCGCGTATCCTTGGCGTTGGCCTTGTGACGCTCCTTGTTCTCCTCGTACCAAGTCAAGTTGTACGTCTTGCTCTTGGCCGCTCGGATAATAGGATCTTTATAAGGCATAATCATCTCCACTAAAAAGAAGGGGCCGCACATAGGTTGAAATAAGTGAACTGTGGCGCAGTTTGGTTAGCTTCAACCAGATCCGAAAACGCATTTACACCATGCGACCCCTTAGTTTACATCGGCTCAGGGAGGAGCAAGCCGATGTACCAAAAACCTACATCCCCAAAAAAGATTTGTAAAGCTCTATAACAGCCTTTTCTTCCTCTAATTCACCCTTCTCACGCCTGCGCTCCGCGAGAATCTTGCGAATAGCCTTGACGTTCATACCCTTTGATTTGGCAATAACAAGATTGTCAGAAATCTCACGAACTATATCAGCACGCTCCATCTCCAAAGATTCAAGGTTCGAGATCAACGTACATAAAACCTCGCGAACAGGAGCCACCGCAGCCTCGTTGTGTACAGCGAAATCAGGGTCCTTCTTGAACGGAATCACTTTGTTATCTGTCATTGGTCCTCGGTCCTTGATTGTTGTTTCCAGAATGAAACTATATTGGATATTTTTGGGGAGGTCAAAATGAATTTATATTGGATATTTTTGGAGGGGGCCAATGATGCCCGCAATGGAATTATCCCAGATTGAATTTACGGAACCATGATAATAGGGAGCTCTACACTCCACCGCCCCTCCCAAAGGGGGGTCAGGGGGTCGAAGATGGTCTGTTTCAATGATAGTAATCCTAGGGAGTAACCCCTATAAATCCAAGGAAAGAGAAGAAAGAACAGAGATTATAGGGCTCCTAGTCGTCGCAATCCTTTGTCAGAGGGACGTATGTTGCGCTACTCGGCACGTTGGCCTCGGTCGCTTACTCACCGCCTGCTCTACATTGCGCGGCCAAGTCGGCAACGCATACCATTACACGAGAGTGTCGTTCCGCCACTCTTACGCTTCATGGTATGCGGTGTGACTTGTCTGAGCGCAGTCATGTGTTGGCTCTACCTACGCCTTGATAGCTTCGGCAGAGATTTTGATGTAAGGCCCCCGCTCGCTACATGCGAGTCGTGCTGTGCTTCGCGCACGACAATCGCAAGCGAGCTACCGGTGGACACACACACAACAGTTGTAAGTGTGTAAAAGTAGCCATAAATTTATGTGTCGTCAAACATTTTCCGTCAGGTAAACGAGTTTATCCGATCCGCTCCTCTTGCTGATACACGCGGCGATAGAGCCGCTGTGCGCATAGGGGCGCACTACGCCGACTGAATGAGCACAGCACCAGCTACTAGGGCGAACGGGCGATAAACACGTTGACCCTAGGAAAACATCTGACGAATACCTCGCGATGCTCGGCACGATAAATTTAAAACTAAGACGGCTAGGTACACTTACAACAGTTGTGGGTGTCTTAATCAAACCATTTAAAAAGGAAAAACAAATGGCAACTCTTTTAAACAACATCACTCTATACCCTCTGACCGCCAGCGCTCTTAAATCCTGCGCTTGGACTATAGCGGAACACCTTAAAGAGAAGGGCCTTATCAGCGCAAGCTACGACATCAACCTGCCCGATAGCGGATACAGATTCGCTACCATCACCTTCCACTACAAGACACGGGAGGACGGCGCGACAATATGGGAGCACTTCAAGGTCGAGACTGAAGACGATATGCTCGACACCCTACAAGCTGCTGCTCAGTGGGCAGAGGATCTCAAAGGGATAGAGGAGCTTGAGCACGAAGAGTTCCTTAAAATGCTAGGCAAGACCTTGGACCGAGCAAGGGAGATGGGTATCGACACGAACGTAGTCAATCCACTCGAAGAGATGATGAGGTCTCTAGCGACTAACGCTCTCACTTACAAGCGTTCCGCAGCTTAACATAAACAGGGGTGGCTACGGTCACCCCACCACCAAAGGAGACTAACATGGACGATATTAGACCAGCTCGTACAGTGAAAGAGAGCATCACGTTCCAACTCAACTTCATGGTCATGATGTGGAACTGCGGACGGGCCGAAGAGGCCAACAAAGCTCTCGCAAGCGCCATGGATCTTTTAAACAAACTGGAGGAAAAAGTAGATGCCTAACCCATTCGCTAAAACACGCAAGCTTCACGAACCATATGCCATCTTCATCAACAACCAAGGATGGGAATGGCGGATCCTCAAGACCTATAAACAACCGTCTAGCGAGGCCAAGGATAAATTCGCTAGATGGTACGTCGCTGCAACCTCACCACACATGGGAGAGGGCAACTGGGAGTATGGCGACACCTACGCTACAGAAATCAAGAACTTCGGTCAGCTTGTTAGCGCCGATTCAGAATGGATCAAAGCGTACCCAGCTGATATCAAAATAGTCAAACTGCCTGTTATGCCTCGATAAACACTAACCAACCCAAGGGGTGGCCAATGACGGTCACCCCAACTCAACAAAGGAGACTAACATGAAATCTGGAATCATCTACAACGGACCAAGTCTACTGGATGGAACAGCTATCATCGCCATAGCAACCTTCTCAAACAGGAACTCAAAGACCGGAACCATGCTACAAACGTATATACTATGCAGAGATCAGCACCCAGTCGAAGCTAACAAGACGGGTAACGACTCAGCCATCTGCGGAGCATGTAACCTAAGAGGTATCGCTAACCCTCTCTCCCCAAAGAAGTTAGCAGATGATAGAGAATGCTACGTCAATCTCGCATACGGACCGTCCATCGTATACAAAGCTTTCCACAACGGGGTCTACCCAGACGCTACCTATGCAGAAGCTAGGTCGCTACTAGGTGAGAATCGAGTAGTAAGAATCGGCACATACGGAGACGGGGCGGCAATACCGTCACATATCTGGGACGAAGTGCTCTTGCTATCCAATGGCTGGACAGCATACTCACACCAGAAGCAATGGAGACCCGACATCGCCATGCAATCCACGGACAACATAACCGAGGCACGCTGGCACTGGTCAAGAGGAAGCAGGACATTCAGAGTTATCGCTGATCTAGGGGATCTTGATCCTCACCGCGAGGTACTATGCCCTGCATCCAAAGAAGCTGGACGGCGCACAACATGCAACGACTGCAAACTCTGCAACGGAAATGCCAGCAAGTCGCCTAAATCAATCGCAATCGTCAAACATTAAAAGGATCATAATCTCAGAGCTTCGGCTCTGGGGTTTTCTTGTTGATTAAAATGAGCGCCTAGTCGGCGCAAGCCTTTGAAGAAAGAATTAAGGAGCGCCTAGTCGGCGCACGCGATTCTGGCCCTTACTCTAAGGGCGGGAATACGCGGAGCGGAGCCGCAGGGCTCAATGAAGCGCGGAGCGGAGCCGCAGGGCTCAATAACAACGTGTAGTGCTCCAAAACCAAAGGCCCAAGAGCCGCGAGCATCTCCTTTATGCCCTCGAACCGCGAACCTTGAGCCTCGGACAGCCCACCACGGGCCAAGGGAAGGGCCTCAGAGCCCCTAAACAAAAACAGGCTACGGGAGCCGAGGGACTTTACCAAGACGAATGAGAGACCCCCTCTGGCCCAATATGCAGTGTGCCAAGCGACTTGATGAGGCGACAATTTTACTGCATTTCCATTGGTTACTTTTAATTCGATCCAGACAGGCATACTATCGATTAAAATGTGAACATCAGGAACGCCGCCGCCGTGCTGGTTTTCAATCCTTGTCGCTATGCACTTCTTTGGCAAATTCTGCCTTATCGAGTTCCAAAAGTTCGCTTCGGGGCCTCTGCTCATTTGTTACATCTTTCATTGTGCCATCAACCACAAAAGCCTGTGGATATTTGCGTTGCATATCAGCCAGTCTAGCAATGATATCATCACGAGACAGGGCGTCCATAGTGTTCACCTGTTCGCGGCGATCAACAGTAAGTCCACCCAAGGCAGATCTAATTTTCTCGGCATTGATGGCGGCGGAAAAGGATCCAGCATCTTCAGCAGCGTGGGATAGCTTGTGCAGTCGTTCTAGCTGCCCGACCATGGTCACACCATAACGGCGCTCACGCTCCTCTCGAAGTTCGGTGACGTATTCCAAAACATGAGGGTAATCTCGACCATTTAAAAGAATAGAAGCTTGCTTGGCCGCTACGTCCTCGGCATATCCCGCCTTTCTGGCGCACTCTGCGTTAGAATACACGCCCTCAACAAAGAATTTAGCAAAGGACATCTGCCGATTTGTGAGTGTTCGGCCATGATCTTTCTCTATTTTCTGCTTAATACTCGGCATCAGTTTCCCCCGATGTTGTTTACCCACTACATATAACACGGGGCGATGGACGTTTAACAGCAAAATCGAACACCCCAAAAAGGGCTAAAAAGGGGCAAAAACAGCCCTAAAA